GCTCATTTTTGGTCACGTCCTTTCCCACTGTGAACCCGATCGGATTCGTGGCCGGTTCTGCTTCCTGGGTGTTATCCACAGTTTCCACATTATCCACAGGGCCGGCGTTCAAAATTGCGGTGAACTTCGTGAAGGCTTCCTTGATGTATTTACAGGACACCAGAAGAACGGCGCCAATGATCACCAGGTCGGCGAACAGGTCGGAATATTCTTCAGGGATCGCCCACCCGACTTCGTTCGCAAACAGGGGAAGCGTAGTCACGGAAATACACAGAAGGGTCAGTCCGACGACAAAGGTCAGAATCTTCAGGCCGCTTGTGATCAGCTTTTCACGGCTGAACTGTTCCTTCTGAAGTTTGATGTTATACCAAAGGGAAAAGGTGACGTTCGCCAGGTATGCCGCTAAAAAAATCAGCATGGCCCACCCGATCGTCACCAGGTTCGCGATAACTGCTTGATACATGGTTAAACCTCCTTTGTATCGTTGTAAACTTCGGGGCCATATTGCTTCCGAAGTTTGATTCGGTTTTCGGCTTTCGCCTTGCTGTAATAGAATCCCGTCGCGGTTGCCAGTTCGGCGAAGACGGCCGGAATCAGATAGGCCAGGGGTGACGCGTCCCCAGTTTTCCAAACAAAGGCCAAAGTGAAGACCGTCACGACGATCGTGACGGTCCCCACAACGACCATTATTCTTTTGGAAAATTCGGCCTTCTTCTTACGCCGATTCATGGTGATCGTGACGTTCAAGGTCGTCGATCCTGTGATTCGCGACTTTGATCTTTTCTTCGTGGACCTCTTGCGTCTTTTCAACCTCATACAAACGTTCAACGGCGTTATTATGAAGCTGAACTTTCTTTTCAAGCTGTTCCAGACGGTAGGCGATCAAAGCCGTACTTTTCTTCTGGGCGAAGTAGCTACCGGACAGGGTTCCGACCAGGGACAGAAGTCCTATGATAATTCCTTCGGTCATTCGGTCACCTCCGTCCACCCATAGACGCCAGGTTCCCAGACGTTCGCGTCAACGTCTGAAGTCCAGTGTTTACCATTATGTGACACCTTCGCGCCGGCGTCATAGGCGTCCTGGGCGCCGACAGGCTGTGACCAGTCGGGCCATTCCACAGTCGGATCGCCGATCTTCACCCACAGGGAAACGGCGGTGTCAGGGGTCCAGTCTGCTTGTGAAGTGTGGTCCTGAATACAGCGGTACAGTTCGCCGTTATGGCGGCGAATGTTGCCGGCCTTGTATGTAGCCGGATAGACCCAGGGTGAAAACTGACTGGCGTTTTCGGTTGCGGTTATGTCGTCGATCTGGCCGCCTTCAGCCAGGGTCACAAAAGCGATAGAAGTCGCCCTGGAAATTTCATTCACGGGGTTCTGTGCTTCCTGTGCCTTTGCTTCCTTCATGCTGACGGCTTCGCATTTTGTAGGATCGAACATTTCGGTTTCCTCCTTCCTTATGCGAAACGGATCGTCGCCTGTGTAACTTCGATTTCTTCGTCACCCTTCAGGATATAGAAGCGATAACCCAGGCCGTAACCGTTCGCGGCTGTCGTGTTGTTGAAAACGTGAACAAGGCTGTTCACTTTGCTTGTGATTTCCTCCCATACAGGGGAAGCGTCGAACGGGTTGTTCGTGACTTCCAGGTAAAGGGTGGAATCTGCCGGCCTTTCAGTCGGATAAAGAGAAATAAAGACCTTCTGAACCAGGGAATCGGTCCTGAAGGCGCGCGCGGCCGCGATTCTGCTGACGGTTCGGCTGAAGGTGATCTTCCTTGTGGCCGTTCCACCGGCGCCGTCGCTTGCGGTGATCGTCAGGACGTGGGTTCCGGCGATCAGCTTCAACCAGACGTCAGTCAGGTCGATCGTATTTGTGGCGCCGCTTGTGGCGGTGTAGCTTCGAAGGGCGATCGTTTCAGAACCGTTCGTCAGGGTTTCGACGACAGTCAAGGTCTGGGACGAAGCCTGGGCGTCAGTCACAGTATAGGAATGACTGAAGGGGTCGGTCTTCGCGCCGACGTTGGTGTCGGAACCGCTGATCACGGGCGCGGTGTTGTAGGAAATGGTCTTCGCGGAACCGGTACAATATCCGGATTCAAGGCCGTTCGCGTCGACCGCCTTCACGCGGACCTGATAGGTCGTTCCGGACGCCGGAACGGTGTCAGTGATCGACTTTGTGGTCGTGATCCCGATCTGGGTGTAGGCGCCGGAATCGGTTCGTCTTTCCCAGACGTAGGAAATGGCGTCGCCTTCGGGATCAGAAGAACCGCCGGTCGTGATCGTCAGACTGTTTCCGGCCTGGGGTGTGCCGTAGGAAATAGAAGACGGATCAGTGGGCGGCTGATTCCACTGAAGGATATAAGCGCCGTCTGTGTCTGTTGAATCGGATACCAGATTCGTAGATGCCAATTCCAAAGCCGGCCGAACGCCATGGCGGCCATTGTACGCGCTGTCGCCGTTCAGACTGCCGCCAGCGTAGACAAGGCGCGCAAGGCTCGCGCGGCCGGCGTACGGGGTACGAAGCCACCAATACCAGGCAGAAGAAGCGTTCAGACTGGAATTCGTATATTCGGACTTGCTGACCGCTTCGGCCGTAGGTTTACACTGGCGACGTGTGGCGCTGTTGAAGTAGGACCAGACGGTTCCTTCTGCGACGCTGTTTTCGTTAGCCAGGCCGACTTCGGTGTTCGACAACAGATAGACCTTTCGGGTGATGTCTTCATAACCGCCGCCGTCGGTGACGGTATTCAGCGCGACGCGGATCACAGTGTCCAGGATCGCGGCGCGGAAGTCCGCTTCGAAGTTGGTCAGGAAGCCGGCTTCGGTGTCGTATTCGTTATAGTTTGACCAGACATTCGCGTTTGTGGGCGCGGCGTCGGCGCTGTGCCTTGCGGAATACCAGGAAGAAGCGGCGCTGTTTAACCACTGGTCAATGTTCGAAACAGAATATCGGTTGTTACCGTAATTCTTGCGGTCGGAATTGCTGTTCGACACTTCCTTCGCGTCGAAACATTTCAGCGTGATCATTTTTTCAGTGACCAGTTTCGTTCGGCCGTTCGTTGTGTCCTGATGACCGACGATGAACCTGATCGCCGTCCCGTTGTATTTCGTGTTCGCCGACTTGACGACTGCGCCAACGGGCAAAGCGGAAAGTAATTTCGCCATAGGTTATTCCCTCCAATTCTTTTCTGAACAGGCTGAAGAACAGGTCGTCCGTCTTCCTGATCAGATGATAGCTGTTCCCGTGTTCGGCGTGGCCGGTCCAGGACGAATATGACTGAATGATCGTTTCAATGTCGATCCGGCCTTCGTCCAGAAGGTGACGGAATTTCTTCAGCTTTCGTCTGATTCGGTTTTTGCTGTCACGGCGAATTTTGCGGATCACCTTTCCGGTGTCCGTCATGTAGGTCCTAAAACCCAGGAAGTCGATTCCCTGGGTCAAGGGAAATATGGCCGTTTTCTGGTTCAGTTCCAGTCCAAGCGGAACAAGGAATTTTCTGATTTCTTCCAGGCAATACTGAAGATATTCCTTGTCGTGGTGGATCAGATAGAAGTCGTCCATATAACGGCCATAAAATTTGATTCCCAGACGTTCCTTGATCATGTGGTCCATTCCGGACAGGTACAGGACCGCGAACCATTGTGAAGTGTGGTTCCCGATCGGGATTCCTGGTCCTTCTGTGGAATCTATGATCATATCAAGAAGCCATAAGACGTCGGTGTCTTTGATAAGCCGGCGAAGCTGTGATTTCAGAACGTCGTGATCGATTCTGTAAAAGTATTTTCGAACGTCGCACTTCAGGACCCACCCGTCCGTCCCGTGTTGCCGGTAAAACTTCTGCATAAACAGTTTCAGGCGGTCAAGGCCGAAGTGTGTTCCTTTGCCCTTTTGACTTGCGTAGTTGTCGTATATGAAGGTTTTCGAAAGAACCGGTTCCAGGACATTGTCGCAAAGGCTGTGCTGAACGATTTTGTCACGGAATGAATTATACATAATCAGGCGTTCCTTCGGCTCCTTCACTATGAAGCAATTGTAAGGCGAAAGGCGGTATTTGTGGGACGTCAGCATGAAATGAATGAACATAAGGTTTTCAAGAATGTTCGCTTCGTATTTGCAGACGGCATACTTCCACCGTTTACCTTTGCGCGCTTCTGTATACGACGAATACAGGCTGTTAAAGTCTGCGACAGACGCGAAGTCAGAAGGTTCTGCTTTCTGTTCTTCGCTCAATTTAGAATCCTCCTTGACGCTTATAGTCCGGCCGTCACCACGGAAGGCCTTTCGTCGTCAATCATGTATTTACCGTAGCCTTTCCGGCTTGCGGAAGGAAACGACCTCCTTTGTTGGGGTACTCTGCTTTCAGGTTCGTCGCCTTACTCGGTCACGTTTTCCACCAAATCCGGCCGAACGCCATTGTTGCCATTGTACGCGTTGTTGTTGTTCAGACTGCCGTCAGTGTTGACATTGCGCGCATTGTTCGCGTTGCCGGCGTTCGGGGTAACAGGTCGTTCCCTAATGGGTTTTATCACACGCCTTCAGGTATCGGCGCCGAAGGTTCCACCGGTTCGGCGGTTTCCTGTTCGGCCTTATACCATTTAGCGGTCATAAACTTAACGTCCAGGGTCAGCTTCGTCCAGTAGTCAAAGGTTCCCTTGTCGATATAGGACCGCTTCTTCGACAGTTCGATCATGTGAAGCAGTTTCTTACATTCGGTCAGGGCGGCCCTTTGCAGACGAAGCCGTTCCAGGCGATCCGCTTCGTCGCGGATCGGGAATATTTCGTTCGCTTCCAGTAGGTCGTCATATATGGCCATGACGTGACCCTGGATTCTGTTGACAATAGAAAAGCGAACCTTCTTCGGGAAGCGGTTCGCGTTGTCAGTCAGGTCCAGGGTGTAGTCGATCAGCTTGTCGGCCACCGGAAGAACGTGAAGCGGACTTTCGTTTTTATTCGAAGATCGCTGATAATTTCTTCGGGTTCCCATTGATACACCTTCGCTTTCTTATTCTTTCGACCGTTTCCGGATCGCCGGAATAGTCGAAGCCATATTCACGAAGGACGACGGTTTCTTCCGCGCCTTCGTAGGTTACGCCACACAGAACCACGCTGTCACCCTCACAGCGGCCGCAGACGGGCCGAAGTTCGGTGAATAGGTTAGACACCAGACAGGACGTTTCTGAAGGCGTACAGGCGAACCTGGTCACAGATACAGGCGATTCTGGGACGTGTCCAGAATCCCTTCCGGAACGCCGTCGCCGTCATAACCGACCCAGTTCGCGATCTGTGCCGGCGCGAAGGTGTGTGTCACGGTGGTTCCCGTGAAGCCGGTGTTTAACTGGTCCAGGATCGACTGAATGTCGTTGTCCTGGCGTCGCTGAACCTGTTCGGTCGTTTCGCCGGTCGTTTCGTTAATCGTGGACGCGGCCTGGGTATGGCCCACAGGCGCCGCGTAGGCGATTAACTGGGTATTTGTGACATAGGAACCGGCGCCCACCTGAACGGACACGGCGGCCGCTTCCTGGTTCGTAATGAAGACGGCCAGGTCGTGAATGTGGACAGTGTCGGCCCCGTCTTCGAAAGACGTCGCCGGAATGACGTTGTCACTGTCTTCGCCGTCAAGCCACCCATAACAGAACAGGATTTCCTTTCCGTTGATGTCCTGGCCGAAAACGCCGATTTCTCTGACCCAGACGTTCGCTTCCAGTGCTTCGTTCGTGATCTGAACGGGAATTCGCATGATCGCCGGTGTGCCGTCGACGAATTCCTTTCCGGCAAGGTTCGCGGTTACGTCTTCAGGATTGATAAGTCCCGACAGGGTGTTCGGACTGACGTCCGGAACACCGCTTCCGGCGGCCGCGCGCGTCAGGTTCAGTCCCTGTCCTGAAGCGATCAAGGCTGTCAGCGCTTCGACGCCGCTGTCGGTAACGATAGACTTGAATTTTGCCATGTGGTTTCCTCCTTATTCGGCCGGCTTGTAGACGTGCCGATTCAGAACCGCCATAGCGGAACAGGCGGCCGTCTGGGCCGGTTCGATTTTCTGTGGAATTTCGGTCTTCATACGAAGAACCAAATTCGCCGGAATCATTTGTCCCAGTGTGGCCACCAGGGCGTCGCGCTGTGAATAACCTTCCAGGCGGATTCTGACCAGTAGATCATAGGCGTTTTCGTCCAGTGTGACGCTGAAGTCTTCGCTGACCGTGGACAGATACTTCAGAAGGGTCCTGTAAGTGTAGGGAAGCTGATCCAGGTATCGGATCAGGATTCTTTCGCGGCGTTCCTGTAAAGTGTCGCCAGGGGCCACAGAAAGGCCCAGAATCGCTTCCCACCGCTGACACCCATATTCGGTCAGGGACACAAGAAAGAAGTCGTCAGCGGCGTTCCTGACGTCACTGACGGCCCTTTCGAATTCCGGCTGTTCTGCGTTTGCGATCTGGTCGAATTCGATCAGTTCCTGAAGGCAACGCGGCCAGTATTCTTTAAGTAACATTTTCGACCACCCCCAGAACCGGAATAGCGTTCGACGCCAGACTGATATTCTGGGTCGTGCCGTTGATCGTGGTTCCGGTGACGTCGATAATTCCGTCGACGGCCAGGACCTTTGTTTCGATCTGGCTGACGCGGACGATCAGGACTTCCTGGTCGGCCCATTCCTTCGCCAGTTCGGCGAAGTATTCCTGGATAGCCTTCTGGACC